AGAAATAGCCAAAATCTTTCTATACCTTTCTGGATGGTTGGACACGTACACTTAAGTGTAAATATCTACCAAGACCTACACGAAATAATCGCTAGTGTAGGTATGAATTTAATTGTAGCGATTGGTTTTATAATAGATTATCTAGAACAAAGAAAAAATGGATCAACAAACCCCTAAACTAAACATCGACCTTAAAAACACAGAAAAAGTAGAAACCCCAGACGGTAACTACGTAGTAGCTGAAGGTATTATTCTTCGTAAAGCATCTCGTTTTGCTGTAGGTACTGATAAAGATGCTCTTATCCCTATTCCAGTATTTTACGATGTTAAAACAGGTCGTATTTTAAAAGAAACTCTACCAGGTGACATCAAAGACGACTACCCGGACGCTATTTGATTGGCTGGAGGAAATAACAGTTAAAAAAACTCTTCCTACCGATTTCAGCGAAGAGTCATGGGACTCATTCAATTCTTACATGGTTCATAGATATTTATCGATGGATATAAATTACATAGACATTGTAAATTATGTTCAAAAGATAAATCCACAGAATAAAAAACAAATTTATACCATTTACAGAGAAATGATCCCAAAGAAAAAAGTTTGGTTAAAATATATCAAACCTAGTAAGAAACAAAGACCACAAAGTATAGCAGAATACGTAGCAAAATATTATGAATGTAGTTTAGGCGAAGCCGACCACTACATTGATATAATTCGAGAACCTGGCGTTCGACATATTTTATGGCAAATGGGAATCGATCAAAAAGAACAAGATAAATTAGTAAAAACTCTCTAAATGGAAGAACAAATAGGTTACGGTAATCTAAAAGCAATTACGGATTTCGAAAAAACATACCCTGAATTAGCATATGAATTTCAACAGATTCAAAAAGAACAATATGAATTGTTTGCTAGTAAAATGATGGACTATGGTCTTTCAAATATTTCTTTAGGTTCTACCTTAGAAAAAGAAGAAGACATTAGTCTATCTATTACAGGTATCTGGCTTCGTTGCAATGATAAAATTAATCGTTTAAAAAATCTACTCCAACGTAATGGAAAAAATTACGTTAAGGGAGAAGCAATGATTGATAGTTTTATAGACATTTCTAATTACGGGATTATAGCCCAATTAGTTATGAAAAATAAGTGGAAATGAAAAATTTTAATTATTATTGTAATTTATATGATTCAGATAAAGGAGATTCTATATCTGATAGTAATCATTATGCAAGTTGGTATGAAAATTGGTTTTTTCCTATAAAAGAAAAAGTTACTAATATCTGTGAAATCGGAGTTTTTAATGGAAGTTCTACTAAAGCTTTTAAGTCTTATTTTCCTAATGCAGAAATTTTAGGTTTAGACATTCATGATAAAACTGAATATAATGAAGAAAGAATAACTTCTAAAATATTAGATCAAAGTAATTTTTCTCAACTACAAAATTTTGTAGATGAATGTAAATCTAATAATTTACAATTTGACATTATTTTAGATGATGGATCTCATGATATAGGTCACCAACAAATGACTTTTGGTAAATTTTTTCAATTACTAAAACCTGGGGGGATTTATATAATTGAAGATATGTGCACTAGCTATTTTTCAGTAGGCGCTGATTTATATGGGTATACAACAACCCAAGTAAAGAAAAACAACAACACAATTCAATTTCTTAACCAAAGACCTTTTGCTAGTTTATGGATTGATGAACCTAATTTAAACTATATAAATAATGAAGTAGATTATGTTTCTATTTTTGATAGAGCTAACCCAACATGTACTTATAAATATGGATTTAAAACCGATAATAATTATCAAATTAGGTCTATTACTTCTGTTATAAAGAAAAAACTATGAAAAACGTTTATGATATAACTAATGAGTTTGAAGAAAAAATTGCTCAATATACTGGGGCTAAATACGCAGTAACATTAGATAATATGTCTAATGCTTTATTTTTAGCTTTATATTACGAAAAAAACATAAAAAAAAGTATTACAACTGATACTATAACCATCCCTAATAGAACCTACCCCTCAGTCCCATGTGAAATTATTCATGCTGGGTTAAAAGTAGATTGGGATATTCAAAAAGGAAATACTATTACAGGCGCCTACGAGTTAAAAGGTTCTAATGTTTGGGATTCTGCTCTATCTTTTACAGCAGATATGTACAAACCAAACTCACATATGTGTATTTCCTTCACAGGTCCCTATAAACATTTTAAATTATCTAAAGGTGGTGCTATTCTAACTGATAGTTTAGCAGCTTACCATTGGTTTAAACGCGCAAGATACTCAGGTAGACGCGAGTGTTCATATCATGACGATAATCTCGATATGTTAGGTTGGAATTTTTATATGATGCCTGAATTAGCAGCACGTGGTTTACTTCTTATGGGTCAATTTTATAATATGGATGGAACCAAAAAACATAATGAAGACCTAACCTTACCATATCCAGATTTATCTAAATTTAAAGTATACCAACAATAATTGTATGTATTTAGATTACATTGAAATAGGAACTTCAGATTTCGATACATTATTACAATCAACCGATTTAACAGGTATAAGTATTGATCCTTTATCTATTTATTTAGACAGATTACCTAATAAAGATAATAATATAAAACTTAATATCGCTATTAGTGACTTTGATGGTGAATGCGATGTCTTTTATATTACTCCTGGGGACATTGAAAAATTTAATTTACCTAATTGGTTAAGAGGGTGTAATTCTATATTAGAACCACATCCATCTGCTTTACAGATATTAAACGAATTCAAGCTAGTTGATTTATATCAAAAAAAGAAAATTAATGTTTTAACTTGGGATACACTAATTCGTACAAAAAATATTATAGGTGTAGATTATGTTAAAATAGACACAGAGGGACATGACTCAGTTATTATAAAAAGTATTTTAAACTCAACTACTAATATTTTACCAAAAAGAATAAAATTTGAAACAAATGCATTAACTTCAAATGATATAATAGTTGAAACCCTAAATCTCCTAAAAAACAGAGGTTATAAAATTATTGAACAAACAGATGAAAACACATTAGTTGAAATTTCTGAAAGCAACATTGATAAAATAATTTTTTCTTCTAACTCTAACCCAAATTATATTGAATTTTGGGAAGTAAACTCTTTGATTTGTTCAAAAAAATTAAAAATAACACCTGTTTTATTTCATATATGTGACGAAGATAGTGACTTTTATTGGGATGATTTTGGTTTAGTAAAAAAAGTAAAACAAATTAGTGATAATTCGGGTTTTGAAGCCCAAATATTCAGAATGTATGGTACTAAATTTTTTATGAATGATATTTGTTTAACGAACGATATTGACATGTTACTTTTTAATAAAAATTATTTAAAAAATGATTTGATTGATATAAATTCTGTAACCATATTAAATTCTGATGCATACGACCCAAAGAGACCCGAATGTGTTGGTATATATTCAGGACCCGATAGATATCCCATTTGCTATATTGCTGCAACCGGAAAAATCTTTAATAAAATTTTAGATACTAATGTTAGTTTTACTGAATATCATAATAGGTTATTAAGTTTAAATAAAGGGTGGGATACTGATGAAATTTATTTTGGTACATTAGTAAATAAAACTGATATTAAAGTTAATAGAATTAAACGAGGAATCAGTTCTAATTTTTTTACACCAAATAGAATTGAAAAACACAATTTTAACCAAACTGGATTATGGAAGCTTGATTTAAATGGTTCTATTAATATTGATAATTTTATTGATTGCCATTGTGCGGGACCCTATAGTGAATTTAAAACTCAAATAGATAATTTAGTTAAAGTAATTTTAGAATGAAATTAGCATTATTTGGTTACGGAGGGCATGCCCGAGAAGCAGCATGTCAAATTGATCAAAAAGTTACATTTTTTGTAGATGATCAATATGCTAATGATGTAGCTAAACCAATCTCAGAATTTAACCCTGAGGAGTATATGATGATGGTTGCTGTAGCTGATTCTAAAGATCGTTTTGATATAGTTCAACGTTTACCTAAAGAAACCCAATATTTTACCTTTATCCACCCCTCGGTTCAAATTATGGATGATAATATTGAAATGGGTGAAGGTAGTTTTATTGGCGCTAATTCTATTTTAACAACTAATATTAAAATAGGTAAACATGCTCTATTAAACCGTAGCAACCATATTGGTCACGATTGTGAAATAGGGGATTATTTTAGTGCAATGCCCGGGGCAATAGTTTCAGGTAACGTAAAAATATATGATTATGTTTACATGGGTACTAACTCAGCTATTAAAGAAAAACTTCTAATTCATAGTTTATCTACCATCGGTATGAATTCATGCGTAGTAAAACATATAGAAGAATCTGGGATTTATGTAGGTGTTCCTGCTAAAAAATTAAACCTATGAAAGAATTAATTCTTGTTACAGCACATTGTCCTGATCAAAAACGAAAAGATAAATTACAAAATTTAGTTAATTCTTTACAACCGTTTAAAGATAGATACGATATCTTAATTTCTAGCCATACTCATATTCCTTTAGAAATTACAGAAAAGGTAAATTATACTATTTTTGATAAAGAAAATCCTATTTTAAATGACTTTAAATATTTAAGTAGTTCTTGGGGGATTCCTTTTACTAATTTTAAAATTCTTAGTACTTTTGTTGGAAAAGGAACTTATATATTAGCTATATTTAGACTTATAAATTTAGGTTTAGGTTTAGCTAAAACTATGAACTATAAAAAAATTCACCATCTTGAATATGATGCTATAATAAATGACGATTCTTTTTTATTTGAAAATAGTAATTCATTAGATGAATATGATTACATTTTTTATACAAGAAGTGGTAACCAAGATGATTTTTTTCTAGGTTTTACTTTTTCTTTTAGAACTGATAAAGCTTTAAAAATTTTTGGAAGTGAAGGTTTTGATGAAGAGTTTTGTTTATATTCTTTATATAGATTTGGTAATATTGCACCTGAAATGGTTATGAGAAATTATATAGGAGACTATAAATTTTTATGTAAAAAATTAGGTGATATTGAAATAAATGGAAATGAATTTGGTTTAAGTGGCAATACTTACCAACCAAATTGGTGTGTCCCCTTCTATGACTCCTCAGACAATAAATTTAAATTTATAGCTTGGAATAACTATTTTAAAGAAGGTAGAGAATGTTCAATCATTATTAATAAAGAAAAATATGTTAATTTTGGTTTAATTCCTCTATATAACTGGAATTTAATTGATTTATGTTCTTATGATGATTTAAATCATCTTCAAATAATTTTAGATGGAAAAATAGAATATGATCTTAATTTTACTTCTGATTATAAAAAAGATTTTATAGTAAAAAATTATTGTGAACAAAGTAACTTAGCAGGATATGGCTAAAAAGAAAATACCATCAATAATTAAGGAAGTACAACGATTTACACCCCCAGAAATCAATTACGGGTTCCAAAAGCAAATCTCATTTAGCCAATTCTCTATGTTTGAGAGTTGCCCCCATAAATGGTCACTACAATATAGAGATGGGCACTATACGTCTGAAGTATCGATTCATATGACATTTGGTACAGCAATGCACACGGTATTGCAAGACTATTTAACTGCGTTTTATAACGTAAGTAAAACAGCAGCGGATCAAATTAATTTAGAGGAGCAATTTGAAGAAAAACTTAGAGAAGGATATAAAGCTGATTATGAACGAAATAAAAAGGAACATTTTTCATCGTCTGAAGAAATAAGAGAATTCTATGAAGATGGTTTAAGTATTCTTTCTTGGTTTAAGAAAAATAAGGGTAAATATTTTAGTAAAAGAGGTTGGTGGTTAGTAGGGATTGAAGTACCTATTATTCTTCAACCAAACCCCATTTATAAAAATCTATATTATAAAGGATTTTTAGATGTTGTTTTATATAATGAAACACTAAATAAAATAAAGATTATAGATATTAAAACTTCAACCCGAGGTTGGAGAGATAAAGAAAAAAATGACGAGGTAAAAATGATGCAGTTAATTCTCTATAAGAAATTCTTTAGTGAATTATATGGATTCCCTATTGATGATATTAATATTGAATATTTTATTATTAAAAGAAAACTACACGGAAACCCTGAATTCCCAGACCCTAGAGTACAAATTCATACACCTGCTTCTGGTAAAATAAAACTTAATAAAACAACTAAAGCGCTAAATGAGTTTATAGAATTTGCTTTTTTAAAAGATGGTTCGTATAATATGGGACCACAATTAAAAAACCCATCAAAATGGAATTGTACTTATTGTCCTTTTAATAATAATAAAGAGTTGTGTAATAAAAATTTAAAATAATAATGGCCATACAAGTTTTTAAACCTAAATATCGTACTCAAGAAGTACTAAAAGAAATCGAAGAGTGTCTTGAAGTTGGATGGACTGGTCTTGGATTCAAAACTGAAAAATTTGAAGAAGCATGGAAAAAATATACTGATTTTGAAAACGCTCATTTTGTAGCTTCAAATACAGTAGGCCTTCAAATTGCAATTAAAGTTTTAAAAGATGCTAATAAATGGAAAAATGGTGATGAAATTATTACTACCCCACTTACTTTCGTATCTTCAAATCATGCTATACTTTATAATAATCTCCACCCAGTATTTGCAGATATTGATGATCAACTTTGTTTAGACCCTAAAAGTGTTGAAGCATGTATTACTAAAAAAACAAAAGCAGTAATGTATGTTGGTTTAGGAGGTAATATAGGTCAATATAATGAAATTAAACAGATTTGTGATAAACATAATCTAAAACTTATTTTAGATGCTGCTCATATGGCTGGAACTAAAGTTGATAGAGTATATCATGGGGTAGTTACTTCTAAATCCCACATAGGATGGGATGCTGATGTTTCAGTATTTAGCTTTCAATCAGTAAAAAATCTTCCTACAGCAGATGGGGGTATGATTTGTTTTAAAAACAAAGATTATGATGATCTTGCTCGTAAATTATCTTGGTTAGGAATTGATAAAGATACTTTTAATCGTACTAACTCAAAAGGTAGTTATAAATGGGATTATGATGTAATTGATGTAGGTTTTAAAGCACATGGTAATTCAATTATGGCTTCTATGGGTTTAGTTGCCCTAAAATATCTTGAAGAAGATAATACTCGTAGGAGAGAAATTTGTGAAATATACGATCAAGGATTTTTGGGAGAAAACAATATTATTCCTATTAAACATAATCCTAATTGTATTTCTTCTCGCCACCTTTATCAAATTAAGGTAGCTAATAGAAACCAAGTAATGGAATATTTAAACGCAAACGACATTTTCCCAGGAGTACATTATAAAGATAATACTCAATACGAAATGTATTCTTATGGTCAGGGTACTTGTCCTAATGCTACTAAATTAAGTCAAGAAGTAATTTCATTACCTCTTCATATGTTTTTAACTAACGAAGATGTTCAAAAAGTAATTGAAGTAGTTAAAAAAGCTGTAAAATGGTAAATTTGCAATTAGTAAATTGTACAGAAAAGTATTGGGAATTTGTAAGACTTCTTAGGATGAACCCCACAAATCAAGAAGGATTCTTTACTCAAGCTAATATTACCCCAGAACAACAAAAAGAATTTATGACTCACAATTGGTCTAAGTATAAAATTTGTTTAATAGATGGTCAACCTGCTGGGTATATTGGCTTATTACATGGTCATGAAATTACGTATTGTGTTCATCCCGATTTTCATAACCAAGGGATAGGGTCTTTTATGATTAAAGAATTTAGTAAATCTTTTAGTGATATTAATGCTTATGTAAAAGTAAATAATATTGCTTCTCAAAAAGTATTTGAAAAATTAGGTTGGGAAAAGCAAATTTATTATAAAAAGCCCTAATTTTCAACCTATCCCAATATATTTATATATGTTATATTAATTAAAAAACAATGTTATGAGTAAAAAGGACATGACACTTACGAGTGTAAAAATCCAAGGTGACTTATTTGACGAATTTAAAATTTCTTGTGTTCGTCACAAATTTTCGTTTCAAAAACTTGCCGATCGCGCAATTCATTTGTACCTTACAGATGAAACGTTTAGAAAACAAATCCATAGTCACAACGATTTAGATATTTAAAAATTTATGAAAGAAGGTTATTTACCCAAAGATCAAAGGAAAAAAATCCTATTGATTACAGATGATATTCGATTACCATCAGGTGTAGGTAGTATAGGTAAAGAAATAATAATTCATACCTCCCATCGCTACAATTGGGTTAATATAGGAGCTGCAATTGGTCATCCTGAAGCTGGTAAACGTTTTGATGTAAGCGGAGATACTAATAGTATTGCAGAAATTGAAGATTCTAGTGTAATGATTTATCCTAATAATGGTTACGGAGATGCTAATCTTCTAAGAACTATTGTTAATATAGAAAAACCAGATGCAATTATGTTGATCACTGATCCACGTTATTTTACTTGGTTATTTTCTATTGAGAATGAAGTTCGTAAAAAACTCCCTATTATATATCTTAATATTTGGGACGATTACCCAGCACCCTATTACAATAAAGCATTTTATGAATCGTGTGATGCTCTATTAGGTATTTCAAAACAAACCGTTAACATCAATAAACTTGTTTTAGACGATAAAGCTAAAAATAAAATTATTGAGTATGTACCTCATGGCTTAAACAATGAAGTATTTTATCCTATTCAAAACAAAGAACAAGATAAAGAGTTTACTGAATTTAAAAAGCAATTATTTAAAGGCAAAGAATATGAATTTGTAGCATTCTTTAATTCTAGAAACATTCGCCGTAAACAAGTTCCAGATACAATTTTAGCTTTTAGTCAATTTGTTCAACAGTTACCTAAAGAAAAAGCTGATAAATGTGCCCTAGTACTCCATACTGAAATAGTTAGCGAACATGGGACTGATCTCTCAGCAGTTATAGAAACTTTAGTTCCTAAAGATGTAAATATTATATTTACCCCTGGAAGATTAGAACCAAAAGCAATGAATTATCTTTATAATCTAGCAGATGTTCAAATGCTTCTTACTTCAAATGAAGGTTGGGGTTTATCTCTTACAGAAGCTCTTCTAACAGCTACTCCCATTATAGCTAACGTAACAGGTGGTATGCAGGATCAAATGCGTTTTGAATTTGAAGATGGTACTTGGATTGATTTTGATGCTGATTTTCCTTCAAATCATAGAGGTACTTACAAAAAGCACGGTGAGTGGGCATTCCCGGTTTACCCATCAAATATTTCAATAGTAGGTTCTCCACCCACACCTTACATATTTGATGACCGTTGTCGTTGGGAAGACGCAGCTGAACGTTTAATGGAAGTTTATAATTTGTCTAAAGAAGAACGTC